TTGTATCAATTGTTTCCCGAACTTGCATCTCCGGCCATACTATGTTCATTAGCCACCTGCTTAAAGACCGCGTCCCACTGCTTAGCAATATTTGACCACTTATACTTATCGGAGGTAAACTTTTGCAATGCTAGTAAACCTAAACGGTCTCGCAAAGATTTGTCATAATATAACTCATCCAGAATCTTAACTGTTTCTGGTATACTAATTACTTTACCAACAGTCAACATACCTGGATAGGTATATGTATCATGAATAGGAATTAATTTTCCACAATCACTAAATAATTCTTGTGTAGCAGAAGAATCTGGCACAACCTGAGCCGAGGCCGTAATTGCGTGTTCAACACTGGGCAATCCCCAACCTTCACCAAGAGCGGTATTAATACCGATTTCACAGGAATTATACACCATGTTAAGTACGTCGTCTGGTAGATAATTCGTTGGGCTAATTTCCAAGCTAGACAACACAAGACGTTTATCAAGTCCATAGCGCTTGGCTAATTTAATAATGTCCCAACCAGCGTCCTGTATACCCATGTGTAGGTAAAGTCCTACGTTTTCGGGCTTATCCTTAGCAAATTCAGCAAATGCCTGCATTGTTAAATCAATACGTTTACGTGGCTGATTACGGTTTGCGTTCAAGACTAAGAACTTATGCTTATCTTCTGGAATGTGCAAAGCAGCTCGTGCATCATCACGTTCGACTGGAAAGAAAATATCCGTATCAACTCCGTGAGGAATTACACCAACTGGAATAGCCGGGGCGATTTTAGCAATCTCGGCAGCACCAAACTCCGTGTAAGCAAATCTAGCAGCAATCTCGTCGAGATTTAGTAACCACTCGGCGTCGCTATACTCACCATCAACTGGAAAGTAGATTACGACACGATCTCGCCACTCTTTTGGAATTCGTTCTAAGTAAGTCTTAATCAACCATAAGTCATTAAGGATGAAGATAACATCTGGCTTAACTTTGTTAAGCATGTAATTTATTCGTCCAAGACCTATTAAGTCGCCACCCAAAAGTGCGGGGTAAAGATGATGCCAATTCTTTGTAGGATAAGGGTCACCTTTGTAGTTAATTGCTAGATGATGTACGTCATACTCGCTACTTGGTAGATTATTAATAATCGATTCCAAGACACGGGCAAAACCAGTTTTAACGCCGCCATCGCCAATCACAAGTAATTTTAATTTAGTGTCCATACCTTTCAAACTCCTTTATATATTTCCTTCTGAGGGATCATTTGATGTTCCCTCGTAAATATTTAATACAGTTGATGAAAAACCAACCAACGATTGTTTGCGTGGATGGGCTAGTTTTCGAGAACGTGGTGGAAGAATCTCATCAAGTTCGCGNTGGTCGCGTTCAATAGANTTCTCTAATTTATCGCCNCCAGCAATATTGCTTACACTGATTTCATCATCGCGCCAAGANCCGAACGACAAAACATTACGTTGCAAGAGTCCACTTTTAATGGANATAGCTGCCTGCAAGACGATTGGTCGCTCATCCTCAACTAGAATAATCGGAGGCTCATCAACTGGAAATAGCCAACCATTTAGAGTACGTGTTACGTACCAATAACTATAATCTACACCGCTCACCAACAGCATTTCTTGATCGTAAATGCCAGAGGGCACAACGGTATAGCGAGTTTGCCATCTTTTTGTCAGTGACTTGACTGAATCCACTAGCGCACGTCTAAGTAAGCCGTCACTAAATTGATAAGGTACAGCCACATCACCTAGATGGGCACGTAGCGACCCTAGCAAATAATCAAGTTCTGATTCAGTGGCGATCTCATATGCTGCTATGGTTACAGTAATATCAGCCACTTTTATACCTTCTCAAATTCTTCTACCTGTAGTTCAGCAACCTTTGCTTTAATAGCATTTATTGTACCAATTGATTTATTCATCTTGGTAGCCATTTCCAACATGCGTTCGGCTGGTACAGGAGAAGTGAATTTATCCAACAAATTTTTTACCGAAAAGAACTTACTATTAAGTGCCGCTTCCAACTCTTCGTCGGTAACCATGTTCGGACTTATAGTTACTTCTTCTCGTTTAATCAATGGAACAAGTGTACCTTTAGCCAAGTGATACTTATTAGCACGTTCAAAGTACGCCAGCTCAACTGGTAACCAAAAGACTAGGATCGCGGCTTCATCGCCATTCGCAGCATTACCTTCGAGAATCATGTCTGTTGGATAACCTGTGATAGGATCGAGAATCTTTACATTTAGTTTACCAGTGGTGGTTTTCATGTAACGGGCAACTGGTTCACCATGCGCCATTGCCTGTCTAATATCTTCAAATAGCTTTATGCCATCCATTATTTTACCTTTCCTTTTATGATAAAAATGGGTAGAGCCGTGATTAATATTGGCTCACGGCGGGCCTGTACCTACCTACCCAATCTCGGTTTTACAACAAATTATACAACGTCTAGGACGTAAATACCCTGCGCGTTATCTACAATCATGCCAAACTGTTGCCATGTTTCTAGGTAGAACTGAGGAGGAGTTGGTTGCATATCTTCAAATGCTTTATCTTTTGAAGGCCCGTAGAGAATAAACTCACCGGCATTCTGACCGATAACCAAAACTTTGTTCTCAGGAATCATGGCTGAATAGTCTACAGCGTTATTGTAAATCTGATTCAATGCCACGATTGGCGCACCGTAATACTGACCCAACCAACCTGTACGATAAATCTCGTCCAAAGCTGGGAAGTTTGGCTGTTGAGAAGTACCTGCTGCGGTTGTAACGTCCCAACCAGCACCAAAGGTTGTAATAGGAGTCAAAGCCTTACGTGTTCCAACAACAGCCTTAACACCACCAACCTTTAGGTTGATAGTATCAATCGCATTCTTCAATGCGGTAGCTGTCAAAGCTGCACCAACGTTGGTATAGTTGGTTGGGGTATTAGATGCATTCCAGATTGTTGACAATGCTGTGAATGTGCGTCCAATATAGTAATCTGACAACTTAGCCTTCATCTCAGACTGTAGGTCTGCAACTGAGCCAATATCGCCTGATTCCATTTCCCAAAGATTGTAGCCAACCTTAACATCTGCACCCTCTAGGGTGTAATTGATACGGTCGCTGACTGTTACTTCACTGGCTAGATGGACTGAGCCTGGAACGAGCTTGCGAACCTCGATACCACGACGAACTTTCTTGACCAACGCATCNCCTAGATTNAACTGGCGGGTGTTCAAGAACAAGCTCATNATGTTCTCTGATAGGTGNTTAGGCTGAATGTATTCAACCAAAAGTGCAGCTAGCTCTTCACGACGGCTGCGATCCTTTGCTAAAGAAGCAAAAGCAGTTTTCAATTCATTCTGATCCATTTTTATTTAACCTCGTTAAAATTACATCGCGCGAACGCGGACTGTCAACTTGAAGTTGCTGGCATCATAAGCTACCACGTCGGCAACTGCTAAAGTTGTATCGGTTGTCAAGCTCAACTTTCCAGCTGAACCTGCACCATCATCCGCTGTGTTCAAAGCTTCGACCATCGCGCCGGGTACGAGACCAGCATTGGCAACAAATGTACCAGATGTCAAAGTTACTACGCACTCATCGCCACCGCATAGAATCATGTTGTATCCGCTTGGGATTGCAACTGACCCGTCGATTACACCGGGATAAGTTAAGTAGAAGCTTAAAGACACTGGGTTATTGCTTTGAGCTTGATCGAAGCCACCATCACGTAGCGCAAAACCATTTGGCAATGAAGGCCAAGCTAATGGTCCTGGTAGTGGGATGTTGTTCTGAGGCCACTTCGCAGCCCAACGAGCACGCAACGCTTCCGCTGNTGTGGCTGGCTTACGAGCGCCGTATGTGCCGTTCAAACCTGACATTGACTGTCCGGTTGCATCAGGGCACTGAATTACGAATAAACCTTCGGCAATAGCTTCTTGAGCTGTAGCGCCAAGTAGGTTATCGTGACGATTTAGTTCCATTTCTAAAATCTCCTGTTCTTACTTGCTCTTTAGAGCAATTTTCAGAATTTCTGCGGTTAATTTAGCGCCGCCATTTGAACCTGTTGGCTCAGGAATCACTGGATCAGTATGTGACTGATCTCTTGACGCTGTGGCAACCTTAATACCTTTCAATTCATTAACCAAGAAATTGAAAGCTTCATCATCCATCTGCAACCACTGCTCCTGCTTGGCTGAAATGTCCTCTGGTGAGAACTCTAAGCCAGCTTCNGCAAAGGCAGTTAGACGGTTTTGAAGTAGCGCGGCACGAGCTTCTTTTTGCTCGACCTCNGCCTTAAATGTTCGTAGTGTTTCTAGCTCTGCGTCTTTTTCTGNATTCTTTGTTTCAAATTCAGCAACTTGAGCCTTGAGACCTTCTACTTCGTTTGTGGCTTCCGCTAGTTTGGTCTGTAGTTCTTCTAATTCCACTTTGTTATCCTCCAAACTATTATCACTCGTTTTAGATGCTACTGCTAAGACTGGCGTTCTTCCAGAGTAGGCAGGAATGCCCACAATGGTTGCAGCTCGCACTACTGGGTCTTTCAACCAACGAGTGCCGTTGTCATCTACTTCCTCATCACTATAGAGTAATTCCCAAGAAATCTGAAGCTGTTCACCAGCCGCAAAAGCAGACTTGAGTTGTGCAACATCCTCCGGTCGTTCTTCTGCCCATAGTGCGGCCTTACCAATCAACTGCTTGGCTTGGTCAACTTCGCTATATTTCTCGACTAAGTTTGTGATTACTCCCAATGGAAGTGCGTTCTCGTGCCCCGGAGCAACTTGGCCCTCGGCCACTTTAAGTGGCATATATATTCCAGTTGCTATCAAGGAAGCAAACTGTTCAGCCCGTACTCCGACCCCATTATCGTTTGGACGGTCGTCGGTAAAAACGAAATCCATCCATGATAGGATTGGGTTGGTAGATGACGCCTGTTCTTCTTTCAGCATATTAGCTGAAAGGGGCGTTTTTAACGTAATTGTATTTAACATAATTATACCCCTACTATATTAGGTCGATTAAAAGTAGGTTTTGGTACATTTTTTGCCCAAAACCTACTTTTTTCGTCTATTGTGCTGGTTTAACAGCCTTCTTAACTACCGGTTTAGGGGTTTTATTCCCCTCATTTTGTCCAGGATCGGCAGGCGTGTCGCTACTAGGATTTCCGCCACCGCCAATGGATGGGCTAGAAAATGGTACTTGTGGGGTAGGTTCAATACCATATTCCTTATACAAATCCTCTTCTTCGGCACGGTTAATCAACTCATTTTCAAAGTCAAAACCTGCCAAATCATCCCAAGTTGTCTTAGATAGTGCCCCATTATTGTAATAGGTTTCACCCATTGTAGCCAACTTAGCAGGATCGTATAACTTAATTGGTGGCATAGAAGGTGTAGCTTTATGTTGAAAGCCATTCTTTTCCATGACTTTGCCAAATAAGTAATCAATAAATGGCAACAGTTCTTCACGAAGATTACGCATAACCTCGGTTGGAGGAAGTAGAGCAAACTCAGCCTGTGAGGTTGCGCTCTTAGTTGTCTCTCCCGAAGTGATGATCCCCGGAATACCTAACGCATAAAGAATGTCGTTATTAACCGCAGTATATTTAGAAGAGTCCAACATGGCCTTGGTGTCTGGATGAATCCACTCAATCTTCAAGGTGTGGTTACTAAATATCTGGAAAACCCTTTCAATATTTTCTGGCTGAGAGCGCCACAACATCTGGCGTCGTAACTCTTCCAAAAGTGGTTGGTCGTCCTCAGTTAATGGGAACTTATCGCTACCGAGGGTTACCGTCTGGATTGCAGAAATAACACGTGCAGCAATCGAGTAATCCATTTTCTTTAGGTTGCGTTTATGCTGTAGTGATTCAAGTGCTGGTAGAAGATATGGTGTTGGATATAACTCGTCTGATCCGACATTACGTCTAATCGTGTAAGCATCCTGTAGCCAAATTTCAGTCTTACCAGATTTAACCATCTTTACATATTCAGGATAGTCGTGTACCAACTGCTTATAGAGTTCGGGGTCTTTTGTTCCATCAGAATAGACACCGTTGTTATTAATAAACTGAATGTCTTCCGGTGGTACTTTTAAGAAAACTCTTACTCGTGTTGGAATTGGTGACCGTTTTAAGGTTATGGTTGACGGATTGCGTGCCCACATAGTCTCAGGTAACCAATAACGCTTATTAGGACGACTTTTTAGATTAAGTTCCTTACCAGTTTTTTGTACCCAAGTTACCTCAGGAACTACTAAGCCTGAAACTAGATATTCACGGGCTAGAATCTTTAGACCTTGTAACACGGTTTCTTTTAGTTGAGCATAAACAGCATACTCTTCGTCCGAGCACTGTCCACGCTTAGGTCTGAAACCATTAAAGGCTAATTCAATCTGCTTGTTAATTGCACCAGAAGCAACTGGGTCGTATTTAGCAAAGAAGCGACAGAGGGCGAGTTGTTTTTCCCACCCATCTGTAACTTTCATACGGTCGGGATTCATGGTAGACGAATATCCGCCATAACTACCCCACACAGGTAAAATTTCCTGCTCATATGCTGCTAAAACGAGTTTGTGTTCTAACTTCTCTAACTTTACTGTTGTATCTTCTAGGTCAGTTATTTCAACTGGCTGAGATACTGTCTCTTCTTGTTCGTTCATATTCATTCACTCGTTCTAAAGATTGGTCATAAATTGCGGTGTCTTGCTCGATACAGATATAACGTCGATCTAACTTTAGAGCTGCTACCGCCAAAGTACCGCTACCAGAGGCGTTGTCTAAGATTACGTCACCCGGATTAGTATAAGTTGCTACTAAGTATTCCACTAAAGGTAGTGGTTTCTGTGTGGGGTGAATGTATTTAGATTCTTTGTCATAGTGGAGCACACTTTTAGGGTAATTACTCCATATTGATTTAATTACCATACCATTTTGATTCGCACGCTGTCCTAAATATCTTCCACGGGTAAAGTGTCCAATTTTAATAGTTCGTGGAGATTCGATTAAGCCCTGTGGATTATATACCATGTTACGTGGACTTCGATTGGCAACTGTACCTTTAGAAAATACTAAGATATTTTCATGAATCCGCATTGGCTGCGTTTTCACAGTCTGGTAACCTGTTGCCTTGTTTTTATACCATATCCACTCGTATTTGAACAAATCCAATGCCTTAGTCACCAATAAAGATGAGAAAGGCTGTGCGCCAAATAAGACAATTGCACCGGTTGGTTTTATAAGTCGGCGATACTCTGTCCATAAGCGATCTAAATCAATGATTGAGTCCCATCGGCACTCGGTCGTCCCGTAAGGTAGGTCGCAGATTACGGCATCAATCGACTCGTCTGGAAGTTGCGGTAGAATTTCCAAACAATCGGCATTAATAATCTTATTTATGTGTTCCATATGAATGTCCTTAATAACTTAACCTCGGCGTTACGTGTCTGCATTTCATGTTCCTGCCACCACGCAGTTAAAGCACAACAAAGCGCCTGTGTATTGTGATCCTCACCTTTAGTCTTACCATCCAGTGATTCCACATAGAACTTCAATTCGCCCGTGTCTGTCCGAGTATATGAAGTACGTTCCAGTTCAGAAATCATTTCTTCGTCGTTTTTAGAGAAGATCAATTCACGATTAGTTACCACGTTCTGTAGATACTGCATCGCAAATTGTTTGGTACGAGTTTCAAGGGGAGTTCCTTCATCGTCCTCGCCAATCTTGGTACGTCCACCAAATTGAATGGGCTTGATGATCTTCTTATAGTTCTTACTACCGTACTGTGGATCAGACATCAAGTGCTGAACGACGCTCTTACCAATATTACCTTCGTCTATTCCAATAAGCGTTGGCTTATACTTGTTATCTAGCAGGTCAATAAACCGCTCTTGTTCAGGATATTCTAACTGATGTACCATTACACGTGTAAGAATATACCATTTATCACGTAAACGATAGAGCACCTGAATAACTGTTGGATCAGTAAATCCAAGGTCAATTCCAAAGATTAAGTCCTCAGAATAAGGTGGCACGCTAGGTAACGACGCTAGAAGCTTGTAGGCGAACTGAGAATCATTTACAAATTCAGCGCCCTTATGCTTAGTAATATGTGTTGTGTAATCTTCAATCGCCATTGAGTCACGATCAAACATGGAAAAGACAGGCGTACCGTGCTCACCTAAGACCATGTGCAAATACTCTTGTGAAGTATTACCACGGAACTGTTTGCGATTTCTCGCCTCGTCTGCCGCTGAATAGCGTGGATTTTGATG